CCATTAGGTAAAATTAAAATATCTAAGTTACGTGGTGTACAAAAAGAAAGAACATACGAAAAATTAGCAAAGCAACTAGAACGTGTATTAGAAGGTGACTATGCTCCTCTACAGATTGACCGTAAAGGTAGAGTAATTAACGGACATCACAGACTAGATGCATTACGTTTAGTAGGTGAAGAGTATGCTCGTGTACATATGATCGATGATGTAGTAGAAAACATAAAAGAAAACTTTGCTGATGGTAAGAAAAAAGGCAAAAGCAGACCTGGTAGAGTAAAGAAGTCAGGTGCTAGTTGTAATGGGTCAGTAACTAGTTTAAGAGCAAAAGCAAAAAAGGCTAGTGGAGAACGTGCTAAAATGTACCACTGGTGTGCTAATATGAAAGGTGGCAAGAAGTAATGTTTAGCAGGCAATGTAAACTACACTTAGAAGCAAAGAACGAAACAGGACTACAACATATGAAAGGCGCACTTATAACTGCGGTTAAGTTACAGATGCTTGTACCAGCAATAATTGTACATAGTGTTGCGCCACGTTTTTTTACAAATACAACTACTAATGTTTTAGAAGATATTTTACATAAGCGTAAAGATGCATAAATACATATAACAACGCTACCAAGGATTAACAAATGAAAATTTATGAAATAACATCAATAAAGAACGAAGAACAACTTGACGAAATGTTACCGGCATTATTATTACCCAGTATAATAGCAGGAGCAAGAATTGCTGGTCCTTGGTTAGTAAAGCAAGGTGCAAAGATAGTTGCACAAAGAGGCGCTGCAGCTTCAGTAGCTGGAACAGCAGCTAAAAAAGGTGCTGAGGTTGTTGCTAAAGGTGCTGGCAAAGTTGCTACTGGTACAGCTAACACACTTCTTAAACGTCCAATAGCAACTACTGCAATAGGCGGTGGCGCATATGTTGCTAAGAAAGCTGGTGACGGTATTGACGAACTAGTAAGAAAAGGCGGAGAAAATATTGACGCTATAAAAGATCAAGTATCTGCTGCATTAGGTGGTTCAGGATTTGCTAAAGTTGTAGCATTTGCATCTAAGTATGCAATTCCAGGGTTAGCTGCTGTTGCTATACTATACGGTGGTAAAAAGATTTGGGATTATGCTACTAAAGCCGGAGAAGAAGATCCAAAACTTGCAACAGAAAATGCTACAATGGGTGCTACAGCATCAGGTAACGTAGCATCAGTTGCTAATCCAATAGCTGCAAACGCTAAGATAAAACGTGATAAAAATGGTGTTCCAGTAGCACCGCAAAAGAAAAATAAAGACGGAACCGCTATTAATGCACTTGACATGAAAAATAATATCATGGGCGGGAAAGCAATTAAGAGGACACAATAACATGGCTAAGACAAATCCAAACCAAAAACCTAAAGGAGCATTTGCTCAAGGGTTCGCAAAAGGTTATGACACGATGGGTAATATTTTGGACCCAGATTCATTACGTAAAGGATTAACTGCTTTAGGTAAAAAAATAACTACTCCAGATGATGAAACTACTAAGATGAAAGTTACTGCTGCAGATAAAAGAATGAATACTGTTGCATACCAAAGATTAATGAAGGGCGATCCACGTTATGTAAATGCCATTAAAGAAGGCCTTGCTGATAAAGCAGACATGGCAGAACGTGACCATGAAGTACAAATGGCTCGTGCAGACTTATACAAGATTGCAAAGTATGCTATCGAACTACACGACATGATGAAAAAAGTTACAGAAGCAGAAGGTATTGAAGGTTGGCAACAGGCTAAGATTACTAAAGCAGCTGACTATATGAGTAGTGTATTCCATTCATTAGATTATGACTTACGCTTTAACGAAGTAACTGAAGCTAAGGACACACATTGTTCAGACAAGTGCTGTGGTGCCGACGTTAAAAGAGAAGATTGTGTATGCCCTGCAGACTGTGAACATTGTAACTGTAACAATTCTAAAGTTGCAGAAGGCAAAAGTCCGCATAAAAAAGGTACTAAGAAATACAAAGCACACATGGCTGCTATGCATGCCGAGAGTATAAAAGATCCTTACAAAAAAGGACTAATGGACAAACTACACGAAGCAAAACAAAGTGTTTGTAAAGAGTGCGGTAATCCAAGTTACACTACACTTGACGAAGAAAAGCAAAAAGGCGTTGACGGCAAAGTATGCTGGAAAGGCTACAAGCGTATGGGCACCAAGAAAAAAGGTGGCAAGACTGTAGATAACTGTGTGAAGATGTAATTATGGCAGACGACTTTTACAAAATGAGTTCAATGATGAAGGATCTATTTCCTTCAAATCCACAAGCAGATAGAGCTGCTTTAATGGGCATGGTTAATGGCGGTCAACCGCAAGAAAGTGTGCAAGTTAAGGAAAACTTCCTACAGGAAAGTGTAGATGTACCGCAGGGTAGTTTACAAATGGATAAGAACTATAGTGTAAATGATTTTGCTGCCCTTGCAGGTGTTACTACAGCACAACCAAATCGTGTAGTAGAAACAATAACAGACCAAGATTATCGACCAATACCTTCTACATTTGAAGATAAAGACACACGTATTGCACAACTTGAAGAGCGTGTGGCTAAACTAGAAAAAATGCTACAAGAAGAACGCACTGACGAAATCCTTCCAGCTGTTGCAGCTGTGGCAGGTAGAGCAGTTGCTGGCGCTGTAGTAAATAAACTTACTGCAAATAAAAAGAATAAAAAACCGACACACAAGATGCCAGACGGCACTGTAATGAAGGGCAAGTCACACAAAAAGCCATTTGTTAAAGACAAGGCACAAAAAGAATCATTTATCAAAGATGAACTTTATCGTAAATTAAAAGAATACGAATATAAATCAAAATAATTGCTTGACTTCTAAGCAAACTTCCTATATAATATAATAATTACAAACTAAACTCAAAGGAGAACTTATGAGCAGTAGGACCTATGGCCCTGAAGAAAAGGCTAAATTGGAGCGTCTTGTTAACGAAGGCGTAACCGTAATGCAAGAAATAGAAGACTTAAATATAGGTCTTAAAGATACAGTTAAGGCTGTAGCAGAAGAACTAGATATTAAACCGTCTATGATTAATAAAGCAATTAAGATTGCACAAAAAGGAGATTGGGAAAAGGTCGCTAATGACTTTGACGATCTTGAAACATTAGTAGTAACGGTCGGTAAGGACAAATAGATGCAAAAGATTAAAGCATTTTGGGTAGATAGTTATACCAGTGATAAAACAGCGTTTTACTTTGAATTAGTAAGTTTTGTATTCACAGTATATGCCAGTCTAACTCTTGCTTTAACAGCAAGTAACCCTAATATGCTTATAGTGTATCCAGGGTTCCTAATAGGCAGTGTTACACAATGCTACGCAGCCTATAGACGTGGTGCTGCTTGGGTAATGTTACTAACTGGATACTTTGCTGTAGTAAATATATTTGGATTTGGGGTTGCATCACTATGGTGGTAAAACCTTATCAATGGCTAGCGTGGGTGGCAACAGTATGTTTGCTAACTGCCGCTACCCTAGCCGCATTTAATGTTTACCCTTTGTATATTTGGGCATTCATTATCAGTAATAGTTTATGGATACTAGTAGGTATCTTATGGAAAGAGAAAAGTCTTATAGTAATGAACGCAGGACTAACCGTAATTTATATTGCAGGATTGTTGTTCTAATAAGTACTAATAACGCCAAAGACAATTGTCAGGCATGTAGAAGGTTAAGTTGGCCATAAGCAACGTAGGAGAATAAATGAGTTATGTAGACGCACTATTTGATCGCGACTCTGACATTATCAGAGTTGTTGAACGCAAAGACGGTAAACGTGAGTTCCGTGAATATCAAGCAAAATATACTTTTTACTATAAGGATCAACGAGGCAAATATAAGAGTGTCTATGGTGATCCATTAAGTCGTATTGTTTGTAAGAATACAAAAGACTTTCGAAAAGAAGTTGCTATTAATCGAGACAAAGAACTTTTTGAAAGCGATGTAAATCCTATCTTCCAATGTTTAAGTGAAAACTATCTTAACCAAGATGCTCCTAAACTAAACATTGCGTTTTTTGATATTGAGACAGACTTTGATCCTGAAAAGGGCTTTGCTGATCCTAGTGATCCGTTTATGCCTATTACTTCTATAAGTGTATATTTGCAATGGCTTGACACAATGGTGTGTATTGCTGTTCCACCTAAGACACTTACTATGGAGCAAGCAAGAGCAGAACTTGAAGGTATTGACAACGTAATGTTGTTTGAAAAAGAAGGTGATATGATTGACACTTTCTTAACGCTGATCGAAGACGCTGATATTTTATCAGGTTGGAACAGTGAAGGGTATGATATTCCTTATACTGTAAACAGAACTAGTCGTGTACTAAGCAAAGACGACACACGTAGATTCTGCTTGTGGGGACAGTTGCCTAAGAAACGTGAGTATGAAAAATACGGTAAGGCTGCTGTTACGTTTGACTTAGTAGGCCGCGTCCACTTAGATAGTTTAGAACTATATCGAAAGTACACATACGAAGAACGTCATACATATCGACTAGATGCAATTGGTGAAATTGAAGTAGGCGAAAACAAAGTACCATATGAAGGTACTCTTGATCAACTATACAATAACGACTTTAGAAAGTTTATTGAATACAACATACAAGATACCGCACTACTAGACAAACTAGACAAGAAACTAAGATTTATTGATCTTTCTAACACAGTTGCTCACGAAAATACTGTGATGCTACAAACTACTATGGGTGCTGTTGCTGTTACAGAGCAAGGTATTGTTAACGAAGCACATAACAGAGGCTTACAAGTTCCTAATCGTAAAAGACGAGACGACACAGAAAACACACAAGCCGCAGGTGCATATGTTGCGTTTCCAAAGAAAGGCTTGCACAAATGGGTAGCTTCAATGGATTTAAATTCACTGTATCCGAGTGTTATTCGTGCATTAAATATGGCACCTGAAACTGTTGTAGGACAGATACGTCCAGAGATAAGCGAAGCCCGTGTACAAGAAGACATGGGATTAAAGAAAAAGTCATTTGCAGGAAGTTGGGAAGGACGGTTTAGTACTGAAGAATACGAAGCCGTTATGGAGCAACGTAAAGACATTCCGTTGACTATCGACTTTGAAAACGGACAAACTGAAGTAATGAGCGGAGCCGAACTATATAAGATAATCTTTGATAGTCATAATCCGTGGATGCTTAGTGCCAATGGCACAATATTTACAACAGAGTTTGAAGGTGTTATTCCAGGACTACTAAAGCGTTGGTATGCTGAACGTAAAGATATGCAGGCACAACTTAAAAAAGCAAAAGACGCCGGCAATGCTGTTGAAATTGAATATTGGGATAAAAGACAGTTGGTTAAAAAGATTAACCTAAACTCACTGTATGGTGCTATTCTTAATCCTGGTTGTAGATTCTTTGATAAACGTATTGGTCAAAGTACAACATTAACAGGACGTAGCATTGTTAAGCATATGAGTGCAGAGGTAAACAAAGTTATTACAGGAACATATGATCATGTTGGAGAAGCAATGATTTACGGTGATACTGACTCGTGTTACTTTAGTGCATATCCTACACTTAAAGCTGATATTGATGCAGGTAAGATTCCGTGGGATAAAGACAATATCATTACATTATATGATCAAGTATGCGAAGCGGCAAATACTACGTTTAATGACTTTATGATGGATGCATTTCATTGTCCTAAGAGTCGTGCAGAAGTTATTGCAGCAGGTAGAGAAATTGTTGCACAATCAGGATTGTATATTACTAAGAAGCGTTATGCCGCACTAGTTTATGATAACGAAGGCTTTAGAACAGACATTGATGGTAAGCCTGGTAAAGTAAAAGCAATGGGCTTAGACTTGCGTAGATCAGATACTCCTGTGTTTATGCAAGACTTCTTAAAAGAATTACTAACAATGGTGTTAACTGATGTTCCACAAGAGGAAGTACTAGAACGTATTACTGTATTCCGTAAGGAATTTAGCGATCGTCCAGGTTGGGAAAAAGGTAGTCCAAAACGTGCGAACAAAGTAGGACATTATCAAAGGTTGGAAGAAAAGCAAGGCAAGGCAAATATGCCTGGTCATGTACGGGCAAGCATTAACTGGAATACGCTGAAGCGTATGAACGGAGACAAATACTCGCAAGAAATTGTTGACGGCATGAAAGTTATTGTTTGTAAATTAAAACAGAATCCGCTAGGTTACACAAGTGTTGCGTATCCAACAGACGAGTTACGTATTCCAGAATGGTTTAAAGAATTACCATTTGATGATGCAGCAATGGCGGAAACTATTATTGATAATAAACTAGATAACTTAATTGGTGTGCTTAACTATCCACTAGAAGATACTAAGCGACACAATACATTTACTAGTTTGTTTGATTTTGGAGAATAAAATGAAAATTAAATTCGAAGCAGAAATAGATACTGACAATGAGCAGGACCTAAATACTATTGAAGAATTAATTTCTATGCTAAGACAATTAGCAGAAAACTATTACGAGGAGTAAATTAAATGTGGGTTTTAGTGTTTATATATTTCTATGATGCAAAACCATATGTCGAAACATATGATATGTATAGAACAATGGCTGAATGTTTTGAAGGTAGGGATATATTAGCATCAGATGTTGGTAAGGGCGATGGATATTTTAAAGTCGGCCAACAAGCAGTTTGTATTAATATGAATGAGAGTTAATTATGAAAGTAAATGTAAATGACATTGGCGGAGTTGTAGTTAAAGACGATCATCGCTACGTTGTAAAAGATAACACATTGTTAAAAAACTTAGTTTTAAGCAGTACAATGTTGTCAGCTAATAAAAGTACAACAGGACATAGACACGCTGGACAGGAAGAAGTGTATATGTTTATCAGTGGTAGTGGACAGATGGAACTTGATCATAAAATATTTGATGTTACGGCAGGTGATACTGTACTAATTGAAGACAATGTATTCCACAGAGTACATAATAATACAGATATTGGCTTGAAGTTTATTTGTGTATTTGACGGTGGAAGGAATCACTAATGAAAGTAGGATTTACATGTAGTGCATTTGACTTACTTCACGCAGGACACGTACAAATGTTACGTGAAGCAAAAGATCAATGCGATTATTTAATTGTAGGATTACAAACAGACCCAAGTATGGATAGGCCTGAAAAGAATCCGCCCGTACAATCAATCATCGAACGATATACTCAACTGAAAGCAGTAGGATATGTTGATGAAATCATTCCTTACGGAACTGAGCAAGACCTAGAAGATATTTTGAGCATGTATACTCTACATGTACGTATCTTAGGCGAAGAATATAGAGATAAAGAGTTTACTGGTAGAGATATTTGCCGAAAACGTGATATTGATATATTCTTTAACAGACGAGATCATAGGTTTAGTTCAAGTGACCTAAGAAATCGAGTTTCTAAGAAACAGAAATAGTAATTAATGCTTGACAAAAACCTAAATATACTTTATAATAAAACTTAATATAGGAGAATATAAATGAAAGATATATTACAAGACGTAGTTGCACATACACATGCACTAGGTTTTTTATCACTAGTTAAAGTTAACGCTGAAGAAACTACTGGCATTGATGCAATGGCAGAAGATAGATCAGTTATTTTAACAGCAACAACACATAACCCAGTAACTGAGTTCATTGGAACTTTTGGTATGCCTAACTTAGATAAACTAAGTTTGCATTTGAAGAATCCAGAGTACAAAGATAACGCTAAATTGGAGGTAGTTCAATCAGAGCGTAATGGCGAAACTGTGCCAACACACATACACTTTGAAAATGCAGCAGGTGACTTTGAAAACGATTATCGTTTTATGAATAAAGCAATTATCGAAGAAAAACTTAAAACTGTTAAGTTTAAAGGTGCATCATGGGACGTAACATTTGAACCAAGCATGGCAAGTATTGCACGTATGAAGTTACAAAGTGCTGCACACGCTGAAGAGCCTACATTTAATGTAACAACTACTGATAGTAATCTTGTGTTTAGTTTTGGTGATGCAAGTACACACGCAGGTAGCTTTATCTTTCAACATGCTGTTGAAGGTGAATTAAGTCATACTTGGAGTTGGCCTGTAGCACAAGTACAATCTATTTTAAACTTAGACGGTAATATTACAATGAGCATTTCCAATCAAGGTGCAATGATGATTACTGTAGATAGCGGCCTAGTAAAATACGATTATATTTTACCAGCACAGAGTAAGTAGAATATGCGTAAGGACTTAACCGCAGAACAAAATGACTATGCACATTTTCTTCCAGCATTAAGTGGTTTTTACGCAACTTATGTAGGTAAGCAGAGATTTCCAGATCCTGTAAAAGGCCCATATATCGAAGACGGACGTATTCCTGCTAATTGGAATAACGGTGTAGAAAGTTTAAACTATCTTAATAAGCAACAAGGTGCATTTACATATAAATGGACACTATACTCAGCAGGTCATGCTGACTTAGATACAAATAAGATTGTACCTAAAGAAGATATGGTCCGAAATAGAGATAGAGAAAACACATGGTTACTTGGTGACTCAGGTGGTTTCCAGATTGGTAAAGGTGTTTGGGAAGGAGATTGGAAAGATCCTAACTGTCCTAAAGCACAAAAGAAACGAGATGGTGTGCTACGTTGGATGGACGCTTACATGGACTACGGTATGGTGCTTGATATTCCGGCTTGGGTGGCACGTTCACCCGAAGGAGCAAAAGCAACAGGCATTAGTACATACGAAGAAGCTGTTAAAGCGACACGTATTAACAATGACTATTGGATGAAGCATAGAACAGGTGCTTGTAAATTGTTAAATGTCTTACAAGGCGAGAATCATGCTGATGCAGAAGATTGGTATCAGCAAATGAAAGATTATTGTGATCCTAACATATACCCAGACAAACATTTTAATGGTTGGTCAATGGGTGGTCAGAACATGTGTGATGTGCATTTGGTTCTTAAACGTATAGTTGCATTAAGATATGACGGACTATTGGAGCAAGGCATACACGATGTAATGCACTTCTTAGGCACAAGTAAGCTAGAATGGGCTACATTACTAACAGACATACAAAGAGCTGTTCGTAAGTATCATAACCCAAACTTTATGATTACATTTGATTGTGCTAGTCCTTTTCTTGCTACAGCAAATGGTCAAGTGTACATTCAAAACGAAACCCCAGATAGAGGTAAATGGACTTATAGAATGGTTCCTAGCATAGATGATAAAAAATATGCTACTGATACTAGAACGTTCCGTGATGCTGTATTACAAGATGGTATCTTTAAGAACTTTGAAGATAGTCCACTAACTGATGGTATGCTTGTAAATGATGTTTGTCATTATAAGCCCGGCGACCTAAATAAAATAGGTAAAGAAGGCAAAACAAGTTGGGATTCATTTAGTTATGCAATACAGATGGGTCACAATGTATGGAGTCATATTAATGCTGTACAAGAAGCAAACAGACAGTATGATGCAGGTATAACTCCTAAGATGTTAGTAGACGAACGCTTTGATAGAGTTTACTTTAAAGATATAGTTGAAGCAATATTTGCGGCAAATAGCCGTGAAGAAGCAAATGCAATTATAGAAGAGTTTAGTAAATTTTGGATGAGTATTCCTGGTACTAGAGGTGCTATTGGCAAAAAGACTGTTAACTCTAGTACATATTTCAACGCATTGTTTGATGTAGAAGAATCAGTACAAGAAGAAGAACTAGAAGCTGGTGAATATACAGAAGAACAAGAAAATAAGTTAGGGGACCTTGAGGATGAGCAATTACAGTGATGAACATGATAAGATAGCCGTTCAATTAAAATCGTTATATGAGAAACATAGAAAACTTGACGATAGCATAATAAACCGTTATAATAAGTTTGCAACCGATAGTGAAATTAATATGTTAAAAACTAAAAAACTATTCTTTAAAGATGAAATATATAGGTTAGAAAAGAGACTGAGCGAACTATGAAAAGAGATTACGAAAGCGGTATAAGTAGTACGCCTATTATGTTTACAGGTGTAGAAGTCGAAAAGACTCCTGCATTTGGTATGCAAACACTGTTTGTAGATGGTATTCAAGACATTGAAACTATACTTGAATACTATAACAAGTTAGACTGTAAACATATATTCTTTGGTGCAAATCATTCATACAGTCCGAGCGAAGCGGACGAGTTCGAAGCGTGGGACAAGTATATTCTAGAGTTTGTAAAAGAAGGCTATTTGTGTAGTTTAGATATTCCAAGTACTATTAACCTAGAATGGTTCTTAGATGGCGGCTTAGTAGAGTATGATAACTTTATTCCGCAAATACGTGTTGTAGTACCATATGTTAAGCAATGGAACTATAATACTATGGTTAAGATAGACGACAAGGATTTCAAAGCAAGTAATCCAGGTGTTTGGTGCCATAGCCTACACGACTTAATGGATAGAGAAAAATTTACCGATTGGGGCAAATATGGCCTTGACAAAGTAATTAAATGAAAGTATAATAATACTATGCAAGAACGCTACTACGATTATATGTTAAGGCGCTACAGAGAGGATAGAATGGAAAATACAATAAATAACTCACAAAAGAGTATATGGGTAACCTTTAGAAAAGAAGGTATTCATAAATACCCGGCGGCATTAGATGACCCAAAACTTGCAACAGGTGATGACATGGACGTTTCGTTCCTTGGTTATCCTCATCGTCATATTTTCCACTTCAGGGTGCGTATCGAAGTGTTCCATGACGATAGAGACATCGAGTTCATCCAGTTCAAAAGATGGCTTGAAAAGCTCTATAATGATTCCGACGGTGCGGTGCTCGTACTAGATTACAAATCATGTGAAATGATCGCAGACGATCTTTATTCACAAATTTCTGCAAAGTTCCCCGGCCGCTTTGTTGAAATTGATGTCTCCGAAGATGGAGAAAATGGCTGTCAAATTTTTTACCCAAAACCCTAAACCCTAAATGCTATTATTAAAAGGAAAACTAAGATGGCAAAGAACTTTCCGAAAGTTATGGATATCTATAACGATCTTGACAAGTTTCGCGACTACTGTCGCTTTGAAGGTAAAGTCTTTAACGAAAAAGACTTATATAAAGAAGGCGCACCTGTATGGGAAGCCTATAAAAAGTACCAAGGGTGGCTACGTGCAAAAGCACGTAATAATGGCCGCACAATGAATAATCGGAGAACCTAATGACTATCTATATTGTAGACATCGAAGCAGTAGACACACGATACACTAAGCAATGGAAAGAACATCTTCCTACGCAACTGCAACGAGCTACCAATACAGATGTAGAAG